ATGGCAACAACATTCAAAGCACTTGTTTACTCTGATAATTTAAAGAAGGACGGAACATATAATGTTAAAATCCGAGTTACCCATAAACGGAGGGCTCTAAAAGTTTCTACGAATATTTTTGTAACTGCCCAAGACCTGACCCGGGGGCTTAAAATAAAGAACGAGGAGATTAACGATCAGACCGATGCCATAATTAAGGAATGGCGCGCCATCGTTAACAAACTGGGGCGTGCATCCGAATCTATGGATGTAAAACAGATTGTTGAATACATAAAGGACATCGAGCAAAACGGAAATGATTTTAAGCTGGATTTCATAGCGTACGGGCGCGAGCTGATTAAAAAGAAAAGCGAAGGGAGCGCACGCGTTTATGAAACGACCTTAAAATGTCTGGAACGCTACATGCACGGCCAGCCCCTCGACATATCAAAGATTAATGTTAGATTCCTCGAAGATTTTGAAAACTTCATAAGGTCGGAAGCTGTGCACCGGTACAGCCCTAAGAAAGGTATTATAGCGACCACCAAATCAAAAGAAGGTGGCCGGGCCGTTTCCTTGTATCTGGCAAATATCCGGCACATACATAATGAAGCGAAAAGGGTGTTCAACGATGAAGATAACGGAATCATCCGCATACCGCAGTCGCCGTTCAAAAAGTATGTTATCAAGAAAGCACCCAGAACGAAAAAACGTGCGGTTTCCCCCGAAGTTATCCAGGCCATTATAGATTTGCCGGATTATGACCGGACCGATGGCTCTGTGCAGGACTTTACCCGTCGCGACCTGGCACGTGATTGCTTTCTGTTATCTTTTGCCCTGGCCGGTATGAACGCTGCCGATTTGTACGACTGTTCGGCCCAGAACTTCGGCACGGACGAGCAAGTCATCATATACAAGCGTAAGAAGACACGGAGCCGCCGGAGCGATGAAGCCGAAATGCACATCCGTATCGAGCCCTGCATCTCCCAGCTGATCGAGAAGTACAAGGATCCGACGGGCGAGAAACTTTTCTGTTTTCACCGGCAATATTCATCTATCGATGCCTTTAACTGCGCGCTGCGCTATGGGTTGTTAAGGATCGAGAAAGCGATAGGGGCGGCGCACTTCACGTTTTATTCCGCCCGGCATTCCTATGCGACCATATCCAGGTCAAAGGCTCTTAACATAGACAAATATACAATACATGAAGGGTTGAACCACGTTGACCCGGAAATGAAGGTTACGGACGGGTATATAGACCGGGATTACGGGAACATCTGGGAAGCTAACGTTAAGCTGCTGGCCTTGTTCAATTGGGCGGAGCTGGAGAAAAGGGAAATGCTAAGGTGATATAAACGGAAAAGCCGATCAAAAACAGATCGGCTTCTATTTTCATGCTTCGGTTTTCCCGGTTATTAGCCGGGTTGAGGCTTTGTTCCCAACGATTCGGCGAATATTGGACGTTAGTACGCCCCTTCCTTCCGGGCTGTCATCTATCTGTACGATCCGACCTCCGGGTTTGAGGCGTATGTTTGTGATGTGGGTTGCATCGTCGCCGGTTTCCAGCTTTTCCACATCGTCCGCTTTAATTAAATATAGCTTTTTAATCTGTGTCGCTTTTTGCTCTTTTTCCATGAATCAATCATTTTTGTACGGCACCTGAATATAGGTGCTGATTGTTAAACGTAGGCGCTTACGTGCCTTTAATGATGTCCGTAAAGTTGGACCAGTTTTCAACCTTGTACCCTCGTATGTCCCGGACAGACTTTTTAAACCAGTCGATTTTCTTTAGGGCCTCGATGGCTTTAAACAAGTTGCCCAAATCCTCGCTTTGTGTAAGATATGTACTACCTTGAATCCATTCGAAGCCGTTTACTTTTAGTATCTCCTTTATCTCGAAGTAGGCACGGTTATACGGTTTCCCGTAGTGTTGTTCCAAGTCCGAAACGGACATATCAAAACTTATTGCAAACATACTTCCTCGGTTTGGGGTTTGAACAAATCTTCTTTACCGAAAAACACATTTCCGTCTTTAGTTTCCGCAGAGATCACTACACCGACAAAAGTGTTATTTTCCACTTCGATGACTTTTCCCTCTTCCCAATCCGGCAGTCTTGTCAGGTCGGGCGAAATTAATACTTTATCTCCTACTTTCATACCTTATTGTTTTTGTAGACAAAGATACCTTATTTTATCCAGATATGGAATTGATATTCGTTATTTTATGACCTTTTAAAGTATAATCCCGTTCCTCAGTTTCGGACGATAAAATTTCCTCTACCCGTTTTGCGCAGTTGCGGAAATATGGGGTTCTTTCGTTTCTATATCCCTTGATCTGGCGCAGTACACTTGTTGCGGCCATAGTTCCCGTATGGTAACGTATCTTAGTGACGGCATAACCGTATCGGTATAAATGGTACGCAACGATCATGCGGGCGAAATAGTGTTCACGTACCCGCGAATGTGATACAATTGCATTCCTGGTTACGCCGGTAACGGCTTCCACAACTTCGAAAAGCCGTCGGATTTTCGTGTCTTCTTTCATCGACTTATTTACATTAGAAATTAAATACACATGCCCGAACTTTAACCGCCCGGGTACAAAAAGGCGGTAAATCCGATTGGAATCACCGTTACAGAATTGGTTTAGAATGAAAAAAAAAGCCCGTGGGTAGGCGTGCTCACTATCAAGTTATACGGTTTAAGAGCCGTTCGGGCACGCGTCGCCGTGGGCATAATCGTAAGGCAAAGGTACGAATTTTATATTAGGTGACAAATCATACCACATTAGTTGCTCCGTTCGGCAGTGATTCCAATACATCAAAGAACTTTTTTCCTATTTCATCGTCTTACCTCCTTTCTTTGTTTTTATCTTGATGGGGTTGTTTTTCGTTCCCGTTCCGAATTGTTCCGGGCGATAACCGTGTATTCGGAGCCAATATTTGAAATAGCCTATATCGGTGTGTTTCATACCTGTTTTTAATTAAAATGATTTCTGAATTTATGCAGCTGTTTTCCGGCGGATCAGACCGATGTTCTCCTTTACCAGGGAAATTATCTGATCGTGATACTTCGTATTTTTGTTATACGCCCCCCTTGATTGTACAATGTCGAATGTTCTAAGACTTATTTCTACGGTTTCGATACGCTTACCGTCAATGCGGGCGGAAAGAATAAGAGAATCCGGTCTCTTAAAATATTCGTTCGTAAAAACACAGTGGTGCATCTCGTCCCCCTCTTCCATAAATTCGGCTACGCTTTGCAGTACATGAATTCGGATCAGGCCATCGCCGAAAACAATATCCAGGAACCGGCTTTTCTGTTCCTGATACAAGGTTTCGTTTTGCAGGGCTTGTTTCCGTTTCTTTTCCGATTCTGCTTTAGCATCGAGTTTTCGTTTGATTGCCATCACTTCGTCGTGAGCGGTTCGTAAATTGGCGGGGCATAAGTATTTCGGTGAACGGATGTCACGGCCCACTGCGTGCGTCATTTCCAGGTAGTCGAAATACATTGCATAATCACCGTAGTTCTTTATTTTATAACCGTGTCTGCGGGCTATCTTTAGGGACGGCCAATATTTTCCCACCTGGTTAACATGATCGCCCATGTAATTCAGCAAAACTCTATCCCCTTGTTTTATCAGGGTTTCGACGAACGGGTAACGTACCAACATCCGGAAAAGAACATCGGGGGTGATACCGTAATAATTCTTATCAATACCGACGTACTTCAACCGTGGAAGTAAACGCAGGGTTTTAATATGCTTTGCCCAGATGTGGTATTTATCGCCGAAACATGAATCCTGGCGCACCTCCATAGGTGAACCCCAGGACCAATGATCGTAACAACCATGGCAATAGCTGCTAAGACGGGACATAATAACCTCAATACCTTTTGGTGATACCCAGTTCTGTACGGCTTCGTTTATGCCGTACCGTGCCGGTTCTCCTACCCGGCACGATTTGGATGCGACGTAATGCCTTAACACCTGGAACCCTTGAATAGTGGTAATAAGGGTAAAGTATTCCGGTGTCGGAGAATACTTTCGTTTACGGCTGTCTGTTACTTTCAGGTGCTTGCCGCAGCATGGGCATGCAGCACCCAGCAAAGAGTATGACAGATTCGATCCTTTGGCGTCGAAGACATTCCCGCATTCTAAACACCAGATTTTCTTCGCTCTGTAAAAACCTTCGGCCTTAAAGCACTTTTTAATAGCCCATTTTGTTTGGGCGTCAGTAATACCCGGTAATTTGGAATTGAGTATCACCACTTGTTTCTGCAATGCTGTTTTCGGTTCCATATCAAAACAATTTCATTTGTTCCATTCGTTTTTCAAGTTCTTCGGCCAGTTTTGCGGCAGGCTTGTTGGTGGGTTTTGCAGCGGTGGCAACCTTTGCACCCGCCGGGGATTTCCCTACTTTTATGTTATCCTCGTCATAGAAATGCACAGCCAGGCTGAATACTTCTTCGCTTGTCATACATACGGCATTACCGCGTTTTTTGGCTTCGCCCATAATGTAGTCGCAGCACTGTTCGAAATTCTTGTTCTCTTTCGCGTACGACTTTGCGAATAACTCATCCGTTTTCGCACGATCATCCAGATAGTTTTTTATAGCTGACTTCCAGCTGTTCTTTGTACTCATATACTTATGTTTTATAGTTAGGCTTCAACATCCTTTAACCATGCTTTCGGCAATATCGGCAGCAGGTCGATAAGGCGCTTTAACGAATATCTTTGTTTCTTGGCATCCACGATATAGTATTCAGTGTTCCACATGGCCCCAGGGCATGCACGCACTGATTCACGACGAAAACCGGCAGGTAATTCTTTCCTATCCTTGAATAACACCCTGCTGGCTCTCTGCACGTCGTAACCGTGTTCCTCCATCAGGTAGCGAATGTCGAACAGCACTTGTATGGCTTCTCTGTTCTTCCCCAAAAGGGCGAGCCCTTTTTGTATGTACTCCGTACCCCAGTTTGGGGTTTGTTGTCTTTTGGGCTTGCTGGCCCGTTGTAGTATTTCTTCCCGCATGTTTTCCGGAAAACTGTACGTGCATTTGAATCCTTGCTCGTTGATTCGTTCCGACACGTATAGCCCCCTGACCGGATGGGCGTTTTCCAGTATAGCACCTATTTCTTTCTTTAATGTTACTTTCTTCGCCATATTTCTACGTTTTACAGTTAGACTTCAACATCCTTTAACCATGCTTTCGGCAATATCGGCAGCAGGTCGAGGGCTTCTCCGACAGAAAAGCATCGCCCCCTACGGTAACCCAAATGGTAAGTAGTATAGCCCATTATTGCGGAATCGCGGCGTAGGTTGGCCTGACGTATGAAACCTTTCGGTATTCTGCCCCAGTATCTGAACACGTGCTTACAGGCTACTTGCACATCGTAACCGTGAATCGTAACCAGTTTACGGATCTCGAATAAAACGGGTATCGTCTCTCTGTAATCACTCAAAAAAGCGATCAGCTCTGCCACGTTACGAATATCGTACCAATCGGGTGCGCCAGGTAATGAATCGTACAGAATTGCGATTCCCGCCGGGGCACCTTCCAGTTTCATCACGACCCGGGCATTTTCCAGCATGTCTTTCCTTGCTCCGGCTAATAAAGTTTTCTCGTCCATATTTCTACATTTTACGGTTATTAAAAGAGTGTTCCTTCGCTTGCATGCCGGGCGCTTCGGGCGAAAGCCTTTGCCACCTCGTCGGCTGCGATCCATTTTTTGCGGAAATCCGATTGCAGGTAATCCCGGACAATGGGGTCGATCTCCCGGATTCGTTTGCGGAACAATTCGACCCGCAGCACAAGGGCGTCCCGTTCCTTCACAAGCCGTTCGTATTTCTCGAACTCCATATATGTGGCTTTTACTTCGTTGAACCTCCCCGCATCGGAAACGGGTTCTATCGCGGAAAGGGCCCGTTTGATTTTTTGCCCCGCATCCCCTTCGATGCGTACAAGGAAAGCGCAGATGTCCTGCCGGTATGTGAATCCCTTGATCGTTCCTATCTGTTTTGTTCCCGATTTTGTATCGGTATAGTATGCCGCTTCGCCGATCAGGGGGAAACGGGCCTTTCGGTAGGTCTCCGTTTCTATCTGTTTGGCCTTTTGTCTGGCCGCTTGCTCTTCCCGGTACGCCGCCCGTTCTTCTTCTACGGCCTTTCTTCTCCGTTTGATCTCGCCCTTTTTTTGCTGCTGTTTAAAATCCTGGTACAGTTCCTTCGCTTTGGCGTTGATGCAGCGGTTATACTGCCTTACCGCTTCGGCGGGGGGCAATCCCGCTGGTACTTCCACGGTCTCGAAAGCCAGGTCTTTCATTTGCGCGAACAGATCCCGGTTTGCCCGGCGGCGTTCCTGCTCGTTTTTCGAACGCCCCCCCTCGATTTCCAGTTCTATGTTAAGTTTTTCCCTTTCGAGCCGGTTCCGTTCGGTTGCCTCCTTGCGCAGGTGCGCAATCTCACGGCGTCGGCGTAGTTCGGCCAGCACCGCCGATTTTACGGCGGCGTCTTTCGTCTGTGCTCCTATGAACAGAAGCCCCGCGATGGTATATTCGGATATTGGCTTTTTCAGTTGCATGTTCTTATAGGTATTCGTTAAACTTCGCTTTCAAACTATCCATTAATGCGGCTTGTGTCTTATCCTTGCCTACCAGGTTCTTGATGACTTTCTCGTCCTCGGTGCCCTTCACCATTAACCGGATACAGCGGACTGTCTCGCGCTGTCCGGAACGGTGCAGCCGTTTGTTAAGTTGCTGGTAGTGTTCGAGGTTGTCGGTCAATCCGAACCATGTTATTATCGACCCGCCTTGTTGTAGATTCAGGCCGTCCCCCGCCGATGCCGGATGTACCAGGAGGACTTCTATTTTGCCCGCGTTCCAGTCGTTTTTGTCTTTTACATCTTTATACTGGCGGGCGTTTATACCTTCTCTGGTAAGTGCCTCGGTCAATCGGTCAAGGTCGTGCCTGAATGTGTATGTACAGAGTACCGGACGCCCGTTTGCCGCGTCTATGACATCCAGCAGGTAATCTATCTTTTCGTCGTGGAATACCGTGTACCCCTCGCGTTCCCGCCCCAGGGCATCGGTACCCAGGTAAACGGCCCCGTTCGAGAACTGCAACAGCTTGCCCCGCAGTGCCGACGCATTGGCCGCAACGATCTGCGGGGAAATGACATCGAGGTCTTCGGCTTTCCGGATTGCCAATGCGTCGGCTATCTCGATGACCTTGCGGCGTTCGAACTCCTTGTACGCGGCGTATGTTTTCGGTGACAGCTCGATGCGTTTGTCGATATACACTATCTCCGGCAGTTCTTTCAGGCAGTCAGCTGCGTTCAATGATACGCATATATCGCTTATACGTTGCTCGATCACTCTGTCAGCTGTCGGGATAAGTTCGTATTTTATGTACTGGCCGAAATCCCGGCGCGCGGTAAAATACTTTTTCCGGTATGCCGTTATGTTCTCGCCCAGACGTTCGCCACGGTCCAATAAAAACACCTGGCTCCAAAGGTCCATATACCCGTTAGGTGCGGGCGTTCCGGTCAGTAACATGATCCGGGAAACGTATTCCATAGCTTTTTTGCTGACCTTGAACCTTACCGACGAAGGGGATTTCATTTTACTGCTCTCGTCGAATATCACCATGTCGAAAACCTTGTCGAGCGCATGGTTATAGTACCCGCAGAGCCAGGCCAGATTTTCGTAATTGATGGCATATACCACACCGGGCGAGCGCAGCGCCTTTTCCCTCTGTTTGGCCGTTCCCAGCACTTCGGTGATACGTATCTTCCGGGTGTGTTCCCATTTGTCCGCCTCGTCCTGCCAGACGCCCTGCACTACGGTTTTCGGTGCCACGATAAGGACTTTGTTCACCTCCATTTCCCGGTATGCGAGGTGTTCGATCACCGTCAGGGCGATGGCGGTTTTCCCCAGACCCATGTCGAGGAAAGCCCCGATATAGGGTTCGTTGATTCCCTTGCGTATTATTTCCGCCTGATATGTTCGCGGTGTAAATTTTGCCATTGTACTAATGATGTTTCACTGTCTATAACTGTATATCTGAATCCCATTTGTACGAGCAGTGCCCGTACGGTGCGCTGGATATGCGACATTCGTTTACCCGTTGATTTAAGTTCGATAAACTCTGCCACTCCGCCGGGCCAAAGGACCAGACGGTCCGGTAGCCCGTTCTTTGCCCGGTCACCCATTTTAACGGATGCGCCGCCGTGTCTCGATACATACTCGCCCAGGGCTTTTTCAATCCACTTTTCAGATGTTCTGTTCTCCCGTATATTCATAATATCGTTGTTTACCGTAGAATGAAAATTTGCGTACTCCCGTGCGGTAAGACCAGCCGGTTACTGTGCGCATAATGGCCGTAAGTTCTCGACCCGTTCGAGGATTCAAATCCTCTTTCTTCTTCCCGAAACACTCACACCATATTTCAGCAGTGCATACGCGTTTACGCTTGTGCAACTCGATTTTCTTGCGTCCCTTGTAAGCGTCCGGATCGCTTAAATATCCCTGGCGGACTTCCAGCGGCATGTCTTCCCATCCGGCGGGAACCTCCAGGTTCAGGTATTCTTCGATCATGCCTTTGCGTGCGTCCTGCTCCACATGTCCGGCACGTTCCGCATCGGCGATCAGTTCCGCTTCATTCGACAGGATAAGAGGCTCGCCCAACCGCCACAGTGTGACGGCTTCGGCCCATATCTGGGGTATCATGTCATCAAACTTTCGGCTCATGGGGTCGAGCCTTCCCGATGTCTTCGCTTTTAGCCTTACATCAATGGGCCAGAAACGACGGTTCCCTTCCTGGTCTCGAAGGAATGTCCGGTTATTGGACGTTGCGGTGAATACGCACTGGCGCGGGTAGTCCTTTATCTCCCGCCCGTATGCAGGCCGGAATGAATCCGTTTGTTTGGTGATAAAATGTTTGATCTGCACCGATTCGGCTTTGTCAAAGGCTGACATTTCCGCTATCTCGATAATCAGCTTACCTAAAAGCTGCTCGTATGCCTCCTTGCCGTTCACCGTCGTGAATGAATCGGAAAACCATTCGCGGCCCAACTTGCGGAAGAATGACGATTTCCGTGTTCCTTCCTCACCTACGAGGGTGATAACCGTATCGAACTTGCAGCCCGGTTCCATTACACGGGCAACGGCGGCCACCAGCCATTTACGCGATACCTCGCGGGTGTACGCATTGTCCGAGGCATTGAAGCAGTCAATCAGTAACGTATCTATCCGGGCGATACCGTCCCATGTCAGGGAATCGAAATAGTCGCGGACGGGATGGAACGAATTGCGGTTCAGTTCCAGGTCTATGGCATCGTCTATCTTCGGCGGTGACGTAATGCGGTAACGTCTTTCGATGTAATTGCGGATGCCCGAATAGTCGGTGTCACACAGTACGCGGGGGTACGTGTCCGTCTCGCCCTGCCAGGGGAAGGCATCTACCGTGAATTTCTTGTGCGAGAACAGATCGCGGCGCAGACGCCCTGCCAGATGCTGGTCGTTGCGCAGCACCAGCGTTATGTTATGTGCCGAGTTCTCGTACTTGTTGAACTTATCGACATCCATCAGCTCCAGCCAGTCTTCGGAGCTTTCCGGAGCGTCCCCCGCTGCGTTGGCTTTCCTTTTGCCCTGCTTCGTGCGTGGTTCCCTTTCGTACGGATCATCGTCGAAATCGGGTTCCTTTTCTATATATTCGCTAAAATCGCGTACGACGTTCTGCGCTATCTCCTTTTTGACCGGTCCCAGCGTCCGGCAAAAGTCGGACATCAGTTTATAGGACTTCGATATTTTCCCCGCTTCGTCCGCATCCCCGAATTTATGGATGCGCACCAGGTCGAAGGCGTTGCACAGCTCGCCCGATGCGGGGTCCGTTCCGTGGTGCGAGTATGCGAATACATCGTCGTAGGTGACAAGCCCCGAAGCGGTGGAACCCTGCACGTAGGTGTAACGGCCTTCCCCGGCGGGTTCGTAAACGTCCGGCAGGAATTCACTTATCGCCGTGTGTATGTCGTATGCGTTGCAGAAGAAACCGACAATGTTGTTTTTTACCAGCGGGTCTTCCTGCTTCCTGCCCCGTTCGGCATGTACCTGCTCTGCGACTTTCTCACTGAACGCCCATTCCGAAATATCCTTCCAGTTGCGGTATTGTTTCAGTACCGCATCGGCGCATAGCGGTTCGCCCTGCTGCTCCTCGAAAATGTATTCCCCGTCCTTTGATACCGACGGCCAGAACATCAGTCTGTTCGTGTCGAAGGTGGTAGGGTCGAAATATTCGATACCGAGTACCGAAGCGACCTTGCGGGCGATTGCCACATATTCGTCGGAGGTGACTTCCCGGTCCAGGGGAATGATCAACCGGTAACGCGGCGTTTCCTTGCTGTGCTTGTGCGTTGAATGCAGGACGGCTGCACACTCCCACAGTAATACGAACGTGTCCCAGAAAGAATAAGGGGCGAAATCCAGGTCAAGCGTCAGGGCGGACCGGTACATCACATTCGCTTTGCCCCTACGTCCTCCGTTGAGGTAGCCGCAAACATAACCGCCCACGTCCTTGATTCTGCTTTGTTCCGCCTTCGGCATTGCCATATAGTCGGAATACCGTTCGTGCGTGACCCGTGCGTCCCGCAGTTTGCCGGTAAAAGCCTCCCAGGTGAACGACCTGTTTTTCCATGTCTTCGATTCGGCACTGTGACCGATTGCAACCGCTATTTTAATCATATCTTATTTTCTGTAATATTTAGAGACAAACCCATCCGCACGCAGGGGCAAGCCCTTCGCCCATTCCGGTATGATTGCCATGATGTCACATATTGATTTTAGTGCGTCTTCCGCGTTGTGGTCGCTTACCTCGCTGCCTATCTCGTCGTGCACATGCAGCACGATTTCATATCCGGCAAGGTCGATGCGCAGCTGTGCGTCGCAAAGGATGTCACGCGCAACGGCCTGCGTTATGTTCTCCGTCAGCTTTCCCCCGTATGTGGGTATAAGCGTCCATTGTTTCCGGTCATCTTCCCCCTCGTACCACAGTGAAGGGTCGCCCCATTTGTTCGCTTTCACACGCGGACCGTAGTAGGCGAGTTCACGGCCTGACGGCAGCTGTACGAACAGCCATTCGCCGTTTGAATAAAAGCTGCATTTGTTCGCCTCGAAACATTCTTCCCGGTATGTGACCGCGTCAATGGCCGCACGTTCGTAGTTTCGCCACGTCCGGACGATGTTCGGGTTTTCCTTGCGCCAGCTCTTAACCATGCGCTTGACTTCCGGAACGCTTAACGTGCCGTCATCCAGGAACCCCATTTTATCAACCGCACCGACTGAACCCTCGTAACCGAACGCGAGTTCCCCGACTTTCCCCTTCTGGCGCAGGTCGGAGCCCTTTGTCACGCTTTCGAACGGTACGCCGAACATACGGGCGGCTGTGGCTTCATATATTTTGCCGTGCGTTCGGAACACATCGAGTTTCCACTCTTCACCGGCCAGCCATGCCAGTACACGCGCCTCGATTGCCGAATAGTCGGCGGCTACGATGGACTTTCCCGGGGCGCCGGTGAATATCGTACGGATCAGCTGGGAAAGGATGTCTATCGGACTTTCGTACATCATTTCAAGTAAGGGGGCATCGCCACGGCGTACCACTTCACGGGCAAGGTCCAGCGCTTTGTCCGCACCTTCACCGTCAGCGAAGTGGATGCGCGAAAGGTTCTGCATCTGCACCCTGCGGCCTGCAAACCTTCCGGTCCGTGATGCACCGTTGAAGGCGAACAGACCGCGCGCCCGGTTGTCATACTGTGCACAATGTATCGCCGCCGTATATTTGTCGGTAGAGGTTCTCGATGTCTGTTCCCTTAACGCCACGACATCGCGGGCAGGTCCTTCGGGAAGGATGCCAAGCATCCCTTTTAACGTTTCGGCTTGTAAGTTCGGTGTCTCGCAGTCATGCAGGGCCAGCCACGCCAGGAGCTGCGAGACAGAACGGGGGTTCGAAACTCCCGTTATATGTTTTATTTCTTCATTCAGTTCTTCTTTGATTTCCTGTGCCATCCGTACGCCGTTCTGCGCCATTGGCACGTCAATGTAAACGCCTCTGTCATTAATCTGCTGATCGAGCGCGTAATATTTCCATTCGGTCCGGGGAATCCTTACCCCGCCCCGGTCTATGTATTCGTCGATGTCCCATTCGGCGGCTACATCGGCTTTGTTGTATGTCTTGTACTCCTTCCACTTGTCCGGACTGTGGGACGGAAGGTTACGGCGGCGGCCACCGTTCGCTTTCGAAGGTTTGCAAGGCTTCGAGAAATAATTTATAAGATGTGCCCCTGCCAGCTTGACATTATCCAGTTCCAGAACCTGCGATACCTTGTCGAGTTTGAGGGGAAGGCCTGCGAACCCGCATTTCACCATGACGCAGCGCCACTGTATAGGGTCGAGGTCGTAACCCAGGAGCGAGCCGAAACACACGCGTTCGAACATCGCGTTAAAGGCGAGTTTCAGAACGTCGGGATTTTCCAGCCAGGCAATACGCGAAACGGGGATAGGCTTGCCGTTTGTCGGCTCGTATTGCTCGTAAACGCGTTTTCCATCCGTGCCGTAATACCCGAATGTAGCCAGAACTATTTCAAAGTCGGGGGATGCCGCATACTTATGCACCCCGCATTTTTTGAGGTCCACAGATGAATATGTTTCTATGTCTATATGTACTTTATCGGGTGTGAACATGGGTAATCGGGTATTTGACGGAACGGAGGGCGGGACAGATGCCGCCCCCGTCTCGTCCGGTTATCAATCAAACAAAGGATCGTCGGAGCCGCCATGTGAACGGTTTCTCCCTGCGCTCCGTGAATTGCGGGGTGCCGGGCGTTCGTCCTCGTCATCCCTGCTTCTTGAACGGCTGGTGCCCCGTCTGGATTCCCCGTCGCCACGACTGGAGCGCTCGGAGCGCTCGGAACGTGCGGAGGCATCAGGCGATATGTAATCGGCGAACGCGTCTTCGGCTGAAATGGTACCGCCACCGATACGCTCGCCGTCATCCAGCTTCAAAATATGGTTAAGCATTACGCCTACACCCTGGGCGCGGTTGTTATAGGGAAACACGGTAATGGAAACCGCACCGATAGCACCGGAGTAGAATTCTTCCGGGTCTAAAATCTGCTGGCCGTTCGGATCCAATACGGTAGGACGGCGTGTTGACTTCGCAGTGCAGAACATGTAACCCTCGAACAGATCGCCGTATTCCTCGTCCGCTTTGTCCGCTCCGTCTTTCAACGGAAGTTTCAGGGCTGATTCTTTGGTTCCCTTCTTGAACGTGGACTTGTCGGACAAGTCACCGGAATAACCGCGTTTGATTGCCTCGTCGATTGCGTCCTCGAAAGTTGCAATCGCCTTTTTATTGTAATAGGGGATTTGTAACAGCACCTCGTATTTATCTTCGCCCTCGTCGTTTACACGTTTCTCAAATACATAGGGCCATAAAAAACGTACATCCGGGCCCAGCGTTATGTTAATGGGCTTGCCGCTTTCAAACTTACTCTTTGCCATAGCTTCAAATTTTTATTGTTTCACATACTCCGCAAAGTCATCAACGGCCTTTGCGATACCGTATTCCTCCCTGGGGTCGGTTGCCTCGACCAGTACCGGCGGTACGTCGGGTTTGGCGATGTAGGGAAGGCACAGGGTTTTGAAATCTTCCTTATCTATTACCTTTTCGAGTTCTCCGAGGGTGACGAACGACGAGCGTTTGAACAGCGCGCCTTCGTAGCCTGCGGATATAAGCGCTTTGTACAGTGCCTTTTCATCCGTAATCTTCCGGCGTGATGTTCCCGCCACCAGCTTGTAACCCTCGAAGCGGACGCCCCCGACAGCACGTTCGAGCGCATATTTTTTAAGGGCCGTGATCCAGTCCGCAATCACATCGACGGAACCCAGCAATCTGGCGATCTCCGCATCCGTGAGCAAGTCGGGGGATTCCGCCCATTTGTCGGATGTTTCTACGGCTGCGTCCTTCAGTGCGCGGCATCTGGGTTTCACCGGACAGAACCGGCAGTGTTCCCCCGGCTTGAACTTGCCTTCGCCCTTAATCGCTTTCCGGGCTGTGGCCTCGATAATGTCCCGTTCGATCTCCATGTCTTCGACATCAACCGTCCAGGATGAAATCGAATCACGCCGGGGCTGTACGATTGTCATTACGACACGTTTGATCTTGTGGTCCTGGCGGAGCTTGTCGTATGCGTTGATGGCGTAGATAAGCAGCTGTTTGTTGTTCTTCGCATTTACCGCCACACCCTTGCCGAACTTCAAATCGGTGATGTACATCGTTTCATCCGCCCCTCCGAAAATAAGGCTGTCTATGGTACCGTTGTCATCCGGTTTGTAGAATAGCGGATATTCGGCCTCGACGTACATTCTCGCACCTTTTCCCGCATCCTTCAAAAGCCCCATGACGTGGTCGGTATATACGCGTACCTCGTTTGTCATGTCTTCGTAGAACAGCGGGTTCTTACGTGCTTCCAGGTAGTCGGCTTCGGCACCCGCCAACGGGTTTCCGGTATTGCGGACATGCAGCGCATTCAGTAGCCACAATTCGGCCAGGCGGTGAGCCAGCGAACCTTCGTCGGCGTAGATGCTTCCCCCGTCCTTTCCCACCTTTTCGGCCAGCAAGGCCGAAGGAGGGCAGGCGAGCCACCGGGATGCGGCGGAGGGTGCTACGATACTATGTTTCTTCTTGTCTGACATGGGCTGTTAATCTTTCAGGGTTTGGAGGAATTCGTAAAAACCGGGCAGGTCCTCGTCCTTGATCGTTCCTACGGACTTCGCACCTATCTTACCCAGCTGTTTTAATACTTTCGCGCGGTTCTCGTCATCCGCTTCTATCACTTCGGACATAAGGTCGCGGATGTCATCGTGCGTAACGGTATCGTTACGGGTGCATTCGGTCTTGTTGTCCCGGCTATCGTCCTGGTTCTCTTCCTGGTGTTCGGGTTCAGGGGCAGGTTCACTGCGACGCGAACGTGAGGATGTCGAGCGCGGACGTGAGGGTCTTTTCGGCTCCGGTTCCGGTGCCGGTTCGGGGCTGTTCTTCGCTTCCTGCACTCCGGCGGACGGACTAACGGGTGCGCCTGCACGTGCGGCGGCGATAAGGTTAAGAACGTCTGCTGCGATTGCTGTTTCTCCGTGTGCGAATTCCACGGTGATGGTTGTCTTTAAAATAGGATTTTCCATTTTCTTAAAAATTTAATTGGTGAATAAACTGTTATTGAATTAAGATGCTTTCGTATGCGCGTCCCAGTTGTCGAGGACTTCGGACACCCGTTCGAACATGGCGGACACCGGTGTCTTACCCGGTACGGCCAGGGGCAGGAATACTCCGAGGTGCTGGATAACGACGCGTTCGTCTTTCCGAACGTACACGCGTGCCACGTCGTTGCGGAAAGGAGTTTTAAAAACGAGGCTGTTTCTAAACCGGGAATCCAAACTGAATAGTCTTTCCATATCCTGCCTTATTTACGTACCATTCTTGCGCCCCTGCGTTCGGCCTCTTTGAGGGCCAGAAGTTCGGTACGGCTGAACATGATCGGTGAATTCTTATGCGGTCCGGCACGATGGCCCGCAATGTGCTTGCGGCTTACGTGGTACTCCAGCCATTTACGCCCGAATTCTTCCCACGCCTGGCGCATCGGCATTTCATCCTTTGCAGGAGCCAGGGCACGAACCGACGCCGCGACAATAATGTCGGTCAGTTCCAAAATCTCTTTCTTTAACCCGATTACCGGGTCTTGTTTGACGTCCATGTACATAATACTACTGTTTTAGGGGTTAACTACTTTAGGGTTTTTACCACTTCTGCGCTTTTGACAGAACCGCCCAGCTTGACAGCCGTAGCGCGAATGCGTTTAGCCTGGTCGCTGTTCGTATGGCCGTTCAATGCCTGCGAAACGGTTTCACGTCTGCATCCGAAGATGCTTTCTAACTTCTTCCGAATTTCTGTATCGACTAAAATCTTCGTCATATATTACTTATTTTGTGATTAATTGCCTACCTTTACACCGCCCTAACATTTGTTATGACTCTGCAAATATCTAACTATTTTACGAATTATGCAAGAAAAAAAGGAAAATATTACGAAAACAATTCATAGGCTATTAGAATATATTACGAATAAGAATATAACATTCAATAAATTAGCCATTGAATTAGGCCTTTCTAATAGCTATTTTAGCAAGATGTATAAAAATGGTGGGTCCATAGGCTCCGATGTAATAGAGAAAATATTACGGATTCATACGGATATTAATGCTAACTGGCTTCTAACAGGTCGGGGCTCTATGCTGAACGATCAGGCATCGGGTGCACCGTTCGTTTCGGCTCCCGGACATGAAACTCCCCCGGTTCAAATCAACCTGCCTGCGAATGTCGATGATGACTTTGTCCGTATCCCGATAGTGGACGTCTCAGTCGCCGCCGGTAACGGTTACTATAACCCCCACTACATAGAGGAGGTCGAATGTATATCCATGCCGCGCGCGCTGATAAAGGACGGCTGCATATATCTATGCGTGCGAACCAAAGGGCACAGTATGACACCCTCCATTCTCGACGGGGGCTATCTGGTCGTACGCCTGATGGACCGGTGCGAGTGGGGCGACATCCGGGATAACTATGTATATGTGGTAAGTGACCGGGACGGGAAGGCTTACGTCAAGCGCCTTAAGAACCGTTTGCGCCAGCATGGTTTTATCGTATGTATGTCCGATAATGCGGATAAACAGAATTACCCGAACTTCAACATATATAACGATGAACTGAATACCGTCTGGTTCGCCGAATGGTACTTCACGGCTAAGATCCCCAATATCCAGGAGACATTCTACCGGAAACAGTCGGAGTTTGAGGACAGACTGGACGAGCTGGAGGCGCAATATCAGAAACTGGCTAAAGCCATAGAACTGAAGGATAGGCCGTAGCCGGTTCCCCTGGATAATAAAAATGATTGGTAATAAAATGATTGATAAAAAATTGTATGGAACATTTATTTATTAACCAGGCCAAAGGGCCGCCAAAATTGAAAGTATATGGATTTTAAAGACGCATTAAAACAGCTATCTGAAAGGGTAGAAAAGCTAAAAGATAATTTATTAACGGAAGAAGCCACTGAAAAGTTATGAAATACTACGATACAGCATTATTTGTTTTCGGATGGTTATTCTACATTGTTGCATCCTTTACCGTTCTATGCGTTGCCGTGCAACTTTTCCAAGGCTACTTACACGAAATTGAGTGTTTGTGCTATGTCGGTGGCGCTATATTTATAGCGTCGTGGGGAGCACTTCTGCAAGGCATCGGTACAATTATTAATAAAAACCAATTAAAGAAAGACTGATATAAAGGATAATATTTATGGGAATATTTAAATTATTGTTCGGAAAGTCTTCCGATAAAAAGAAAATAGATTCCGTTAATACCTGCGAAATAAGTCCTGTGGGTATGTACATAGTGAAAGAAGGCGTGATAATTCCGCTGGCCGTGCTACCGGGAAACGGGTCTATAAATGACCTTGTCAGTGCATCGGGTTTATCTCCTAAAAACAGCCATGTGATTCTCACTTTCGACGATGCGCTGTTTGAGTGCATAGTATTTAAACAACATACAAAAATACCAGTAGCTTTGATGTTAAGGGACCACCAGCTGTCTATCGATATGGAAAAGGTTAACGCCGCTATCAGAAGGATTGACTGGGATTTTGAGTATCGGAAGTTAGATTTCTGATCACGCAAAAAAAAAGCAGAAAGACGTCACATTCGTGGCGTCTTTTTTTTTCTTTACATTCGACGTGTTGTCGAAATTGTAACAAACGAAACAAACTACGCAGGTGTAACAAATGAAACAGAAAAACTGTAAACTCCGAGTTATCAAAATGGGGTTTAAAAGTTGCAATAATCTTGTTTCATCTGTTACACTTGTTTTTCTTATGTAACAATTGAAACAAGGTTTCGGCAACATTTAAAACCGTGTTTTGCTATCTCGAAAGTTGCAAAATGTTTGTTTCGTTTGTTTCGTTTGTTTCACTCGTTACAAAAATGGCTTGTAATTATCTGGTTTTCAGTAGGGCGAAACAAAGTAACAATGTAACAAAGGTTCAAACTTTCTGACGAGGTTTTTAAAAAACGTAGGTAGTAGGTAATACAAGGTACATATATGTTTTAGTATATGCGTATATAATCATATAGAAACTTTGTTTCGTTTGTTACACGGCAACACCGCCACAAAAAATCCGTACACGCTGCAAACGCCCCGATTTGTTTTTACATACGATATTGTAAAGATTTGGAAAATAAGGAGCGCGCAAAAATGGGAAACAAAGGGAAACAAAGACGCTTAAAAAGGATTCAAGGGGGGCTAAAAGTTTCATTTTATTTGTTTCCTCTGTTTCCCGCTTATTTACGAGGATGGATACCAATATTTGAGAGAAACAGAGAAAACAAGGTTTGAGCAACATTTAAAACCGTGTTTTGTTATCTCGAAAGTTACAAAATGTTTGTTTCCTCTGTTTCTCTGTTTCCTTTGTTTCCCGTTTTTGGGTGTAACTGTTTGATTTTCATACGTAGGAAACAGAGAAACGGAGAAACAAAGGTTTAAACTTTCTGATGGTTTTTTTTAAAATCGTAGGTAGTAGGTAATACAAGGTACATATATGTTTTAGTATATGCGTATATAATCATATAGAAAGTTTGTTTCCTTTGTTTCCCTGTTTCTTTGTTGTATTTTTTTGCTTCACACGCTGCAAACGTCCCGCACTCTTAATCAGATCCGCCCGCACCGCTATACTATATCGGTTTGCCCGATTTGTTCCCGATTTGCCCCCGATTTGCCCGTTTCGTTCTCTCCCCGCACGTAACAATCCCCGCACCGAACCCCTGCGCGCGGCCAACGTTACCCCGTTAAGGTGTGGTAAGCTGCATAACTTCCCCCGCATACCTACCCTGCGCGCGCCGTAAATCCCTTAAACTTGCGGCATGAATGATAAAGATACATACGGATCACCCATCGACTACGTACGCGAAGGGCGCCGCCTGGGTCGCGGTCCGAGTGCCACGTACACACCTGCGGAATTGCAGCAACGCGCCGTTGACTACTGCGAGTTCATGCGCCGCAAGGTGTGGAACCGTGTAGATGTCCTCAAAGGCGGAATGACCGCCGGTATGCTTTACGAGGTTCCGACGGCGTGCCCGCTCGACCTGAAAAGTTTCCTGCTGTTTGCGGGCTTCGGCGTGCGCCGGTGGCAGCAGTACAGAAGTGACGAGGCGTACGCGGATGTGTGCGAGTGGATCGAGATGCTTATCGAGACGCAGAACTTCGAAGGTGCGGCGGTGGGGGTTTATAACGCCAACCTGATCGCACGCCGCCACCGGATCGCTGAAAAGACCGAGACGGACGCGACGCTGCATATCGAAGCGATTACGGGCATGAAAATTATATCGGACAATGGAACTGACGTTTAACGCGCATGGGAACGAAAAGCAGCTGCGTGCGGTTCGGCACTGGCTCGACGATACCGCAACCGACATAGGTTACGGGGGCGGCAAGTACGGCGGAAAGTCGTACCTGGGTTGCAGCCTTATATTCGGCGATGCGCTGATATATCCGGGCACGTATTACGGCATCGGACGTGTCGAACTTGTCGATCTCCTGAAATTCACGTACCCCACCGTGATGGAGGTTTTCCAGAACTGGGGGATAACGCAGAAGTATTGGAAGTATAACGGCCAGTACAATTTCTTCGAGATGTACAACGGTTCGCGCGTGTACTTCATACCGGTAAAATACATGCCGTCCGATCCGGACTATGCCCGTTTCGGCTCGATGCAGTTTACGCGTGTGTGGGGTGAGGAGATCGGCGAGTGGCATGTCAAGGCGAAAGCGAATTTCCACATTACCGTCGGACGCTGGAAGAACAAGGAATATAACCTGACGGGCAAGGGGCTGTACACGTTCAACCCTGCACGAAATTTCACGTACGACCAGTATTACAAACCGTTTCGTGACGGCACGATGCCGGAGTACCGGCGTTTCGTCCAGGCGCTCCCTACGGACAACAAGCGGGCGAACCCCGCGGTGCTCGACAACATGCGCCGGACATTGACGAACGCGGACTACCGGCGTTTGTTCCTGGGCGAGTGGGAGGCGGGTGCCGATCCGAACTGCCTTGTCAGCTATGACGCCGTTTGCGACATATTCCGCAACGAGCACGTAATCCCCGACATGTCGCTTTCGAAGCGTGCACTTTCTACGGACCTGGCGACAACCGGGCGCGACAAGTGGGTGGCTTTCGAGTGGCAGGGTGATGTCGCCGTCCTTCGTATAAACCGGTCTTTCGCCAAAGGCAAGGAGATATACGAACGGACCGCAAGCCTTGTCAGGGAACGTTCGATACCGCGTTCACGTGTGGCGTCCGATGCCGACGGTCTGGGCAATTACCTCGAATCGTTCCTTAACGGGATATTCGAATTCCATGCGAACGCACGTCCGTTCGAGACGTCGGTAATACCGACACCGGACGGAGTGACGGACCGTATCGTATATGCCAATCTGAAAACGCAGTGCGCTTACGAGCTGGCACGTATGATAAACGAACGGCGGTTGCGTATTGTCACCGACGGGCTCGATGATGCGACGGTTGAGGAGATAAAGGACGAACTGATGTTGCTTATCGTCGAGAATGTCACGTCCGATGCGACGAAACGCAGGCTGATAAGCAAAGAACGTATGAAGGAGCTTATCGGAAGGTCGCCTGACTTTCTCGATGCGCTGATAATGGGAATGGTATTCAGGTTAAATAGAATCTCGTCGGGAATCCGGCGGTATGGAAGGACATAAGGATATGAAAATAGTGGATTACATCGAACAGCTCTGTGCGAAGGCAAACCCCGAATATGCCTTCATGCACGAAGAGGCCGAAATGATTAATGTAAAGATCGACGGCTTTACAAGGGGGACGAAATTCGTGTATGTCGAGGCGCTGCGTACCGGTGCGTACGAACGCAACCGTATCGGCGTCAGGTCGAAGGCATACAACATACGGATATTCTTCTGCCAGTTTACGGAATTCGGGAACGATATGCGCCGAACGGTCATTCCCGGGGGGCGTGTCTCGTCGAATGAACGCAAGAACGAGGAGGTGTTGGCGGCGATTGAGGATGAAATCGTCCTGCCGTTTGTCGAATTGCTCGATACGCCCGAAGCGATGCGGCGTTTGCTGGGCGGTCATCCCTGGTCGCGCCTGCCTTTCCAGTACCCGCCGTCACGTTACGACGGGAACGAATTGTCGGTGATGCTTGAATTTACAGTTAATGAACCGAACTGCAAGGTATGAAGGAACAAATAACCATAGAACCGAAAGACCGGATAAACGTAAGGGCCGGTAAATGCACCTACGGGCAAATGAACGACCTGGGGCGGGTGCTTGACGCTGCGTTCGCCGATGCCCGGGCAGGGAAACGCGACGAGGTGGAAACGACAAAGAAGCTGATCCGCATACTGCATCCGGAGATAGAACCGGCCATTACTCTGGATAACATAAAATACGCCCTGGAAATAGCCGACGCCGTCCGGTTCTGGCGTGAGGTGGAGAATGAAAAGCTGAAATACACGCCCACGGACGAAGAACGGACCGCAGGGTACGAAAGGCTTGCCAAAGTGACCGGTCCGACGGGTATAGCTTCGACCATCGCCGAAAAGTTCGGCGTCCATCTGGGCCCCGATGCGATTTTCAAATGGGAATACGCATCGGTATTCATGGTTCTGTACATCGACCTGGAACGGTACAAGTTCCAAAAGCGGTTACAGGACATCCGCGAACGGAAAAGAAAACAGAAAGAGAAGTCGGCACGTATGGGCCGGCGCTAAAAATCATACAGTATGGCAGCCATAACGTCACAACAGATATTGGAGAAGGGTTTGCAGGACATGCGGGCCGATATTATCGCCAGGTCGAAAGCGGCAGGGCAGGAGGCATCGGGCAGGACGTACGAAAAGCTCGAAGTGCGCAACGTTACCGATACGCACGGTGAATTCTGGGGGCCTACATGGGTGGGCGTATTGGAGGACGGGCGAAAACCCGGCAGGGTTCCGTACGATTTCACAGCCATTATAATGGAGTGGGCGGCACATAAGGGGATTTCGTGGGCCTCCGCCGATCCGGTAACGTTCGAACGCTGGGCGCGCGGGGTTGCATGGCATATCCGGCGGCACGGTACGGCTTTGTACCGTTCGGGGCAGAAAATCGATGTGTTCGAGACACCCGTCGCGGAGTTCGAAAAATGGCTGGCCGAAGAATTGAGAGTGTTCTACGCCGCGCAGGTAGCGAACGAGATACGCACCGCATGGCAAAAAAGTAAATAACCGGTGCATTCTGCATCTTAAAAAAACGATTGATTATGATAATGAAGTTTCCCCCTTATGCGGCACCCGCATTTAACGAGTTGCTGGTCGCCGACAGCGAAAACACGGAAATCGACGTGTCAGAGGTTGGAGGGCAGGGGCGATCAGTTACCCTGCACCATGTCAAACGAAACGGCGTTGCGGACTTCGACCTTAAAAATTTCGTGTCCAAACTGTTCTACGACGCGAAAGCCGTAATTCCGGCATCCGGTGTTTCAGGCTGGGCCTTCCTCGATTACAGGCTGCAAGCGCGTTACGCTGTGGGCGGGCGTAATTTTGTAGCACTGAACGCCGTTCGGGACAAGGGGCATTCGCTTGACCTCCTGGATGAAGGCGAGTCGGGTGCACTGACGTTGCGTCCCATCATTGACGGACGTATCAGAATACCGAAGTATGAAGGTTTTCCCGTCGGTGCATCGTTCATGTACAAGAACATGTACGGGCTTGACTATTCCGATGCGACGAAGGCGATAATCGAGATAGTGAAGGCGAATACGGCGGTTCTATTGCCGTGGTACTATTACGGCCCCAAAGGCGGGTTTATATCGTGGGGTGACGGTATGGTCGAGGAAATGACGGCGACGAATGCTACGAAACTTGAATATATGTCCCATACGTATGTCGCACCGGGGCAGTACGAAATAGCCTGGGTTCCCGCGGAAAGCACTACGATGTATTTATACTCCACCGCAAACGGTAATACCGCTTTTGCCCAAGCGGTTCGAAACTATACGCAGTTTTCAACCCGGACGGGCCGTTTCTCCGCGAGCAGCGCTACCGGATTGCAACGCGTTGACGGCATTCTCCCGACCCAGGCGAATATTTCGTCAACGTTATTTTATGGCTGCGTGAACCTGACCTATATTAACCCGAATTTGTTTTCGAATATGGGGCAAAAAATTACGGACATGGATCAGTCCTTTTATAACACGAAGAAACTGGAAAACATTGATCCCTCTTTACTTAGTGGTCTGACAAACGTACGAACTATGGAACGATGTTTCGAAGGTTCCGGGATAACAAGGATTACCGCCTCGATGTTCGCTCTTATGTCCCAGGTAACAAATTGTTCGCGTGCTTTCTATAATTCAAAGTTGAAAGCCGTTCCGGACAACGCTTTTTCCGGTATGGTCTCTCTGGAAAATACGGCAGGGATGTTTGAAGGGGGTTTAGACCTCGTATCAATCGGTGCGAACGTGTTTAACTCCTCTGCCGATGATATTAGGGCGGATTCAATATGCAAGGGGTGTAAGGCCCTGACAACGATACAGGCGACATCCTTCAGGGGGTTGCATAATGCCGGACGTCTTGATAGTATGTTCGACGGTTGCGAGGTGTTGACCGCGTTACCTGATGGTGTGTTCGCCGGAATGTCGAGCGTTACGAATTTTAGTTACGGGTGCCAAAATTGTAAGAGTTTGCGTACTCTGCCCTTAAATCTTTTCGATGAATGGTCAAATCTGGTTTATTACGGTATGGATTACGCGTTTTACGGATGTACGAACCTGAATATGAACAATGCGGACATATTTAAGCATAATAAGACATTAACATGGTTGCGCCGTACGTTTGGAAATTGTTCCGCGACAACGGCGGTAAGCGCCGAATTCTTCCATAATATGCCACAACTTCAAGTTGCGGACGGAACATTTGCCTATTGCGGGCTCACTACCTTACCCCTCGGCATGTTTACCAATGTGGAAACGACTATATCGCTTATCGGTACATTCGCGGTTAATCCGATTTTTGGGAACCTGCCGCATTCAAACGGCGGACAGACTTTGTTCTCTGCCAAGTGCGTAAACCTTGATAATTGCTTAGGGGGAACTGAATTTGCATCGGGGTTTGTAGGGGTTACGAAAATACCGGCTGACATACTGGATGTTTACGAGGGTGCGTCAGGTATTAAGATTCCGCGGCTGTTCGAAGGAAACAGGCAGCTGGCGGATATTCCCGCTAACCTGTTCGTAAGGGCGGGGGCGGCGTTTGTTGACATATCCGGTATGTTCAAGTTCTGCGGTACGCTGTCCGCACGCATCACCATCCCGGAAGGACTTTTAGACCCGCTTGTTAACGTGACATCCGTCGGGGATCTATTCGCATATGGAAAATTTGATTTTATGTCGGGGGATATTCTCGCTAAGATGTCACGGTTAACAAATGCCTCGGGCTGTTTCCAGGGCAGTGACATGGATAGTATTCCAGAGAATATTTTTGCAAGTAACCCGGAGTTAACGGACGTGTCGAGTTGTTTTTACCGCTGCGAGAATCTTACATCTTTGCCGGAGAACTTGTTTGCGGGCAATCCGGAGTTAACGGACGTGTCGAGTTGTTTTGAATACACTAAAAACCTTGTTTCGGTACCGGAGAACTTGTTTGCGGGCAATCCGAAAATAACAAAAGCGAGAAGCTTATTTTCCCATCAAGGGGAAAACGGGAAAATGGTCGAGGTTCCTGAATCGCTGTTTGATAACTGCCCCTTGCTAAACGATGTTAACGGCATGTTTACCGACAGCCTGAATATTAAACATGTAGGTAATATATTCCGGCATAATCCGCTTATTACGGATTTTAGTTTTACTCTGGGAATGACTGGATCAAGAGGCAGTTTAACGGGCAGTTCACCCGTTACACCGGAGGGGTATAGGCTTTGGGAGCGTGCCGGGAAAGAAGGGTACCCGAAAACGATAAGGGGATCTTATTGCTTTAACCTCAACAGCCAGAACCTTATGGACAAAAACGATATACCATCAGATTGGAAAGGAAGATGAAAGCGAACGTATTAAACATATCCGCGCTTTTCGAAAGCGGAGGGCACGGAGCGGTAGATTTGACAGAGGCGCTAAACACGCATATTAACGTGGATTTTGTTCCGGGTGAAACGTCCGACATTAAAAGCCTGGTGCTGTCTGATGTCCTGAACGGTGAAACCCTGGTTGTGGATTTCGTCGAAACGTGCGTTCCGGACGATCCGTTTTATGTCCGCTGGATAAACCGTTTAGGCGGGTGGGAGTATTATATGTTTTCATCCGGCAAGCGTTTCGGAACAGAAGCCCAGGGAACCGATGTATTCGTACCGTATTCGGGTACATTGTCCGATGCGGAACGCACCCGGGAGCTACTGGCGCTGGAACGTGCCGATTTTGTGGAGACGGGGGAGGAACAATTGGACCGCGACACGTTCCGGTTACTCGCGTCCATCGCGCTGTCACCCCGGATCGACACGTTCAACCGCGAGACGGGCCGCTGGGAGGGTATCACATTGGAGGGGAAACACTCCTTTTGGTGGAACACCCGCAGCGGTTGCGGCACGGTGAATTATACATTCCGTTTAATCGACCAAAATAACCAGTTCTAATGAGATACGAATTACTTATACTGAAAAACGGGGAATACATCCCGCTCGATCTGGGCGGGGATAGCCCCTATATGGTTTTGCAGGTTAACACGCTGGCGGAGTTGAAGGACATCAATACGTCCTACTCCCAGAGTTTGAGCCTTCCGAAGTCGAACGCCAATTGCGCGGCGTTCGATTATGCGGACGATTTCCAGGCACGAAGCGGAGTACCTTACGGGGTTTATCCCTGCGCCTTGTATTGCGACGGTATGCGTTTGCTTCCCGAAGGTTTCCGGCTGGTGGTGAAGTCAGTGACACGGGCATCCTTTAAGTGCCAGATCATATCAAACCTGAAAGGTCTGTTTACCGGGCTCGGCGATTTGACCGTGTCCGATTTGCAGCTACCCGTGATACCGTACACGATTGAAGAGATACAGGCATCTGTCAGGGGTGAACGTGACTATGTTTTCGCTTTGTCCGCTTTGCATTACACCCCAAAAACCGGTGCCTATTTGTATGGATTCCGTAACGGACCTACCGAACAAGCCCGGCAGACCGCCGATTACGGTCTGATTATGGTTAACTCGTTTTGGCCTTACTTCCGTCTGTACACACTCGTGGAAAGAATCTTTGCGATGCAGGGTTACAAGGTAAGCACATCCGTAACGGGCAAACCGGATTATAGGGACGTGTACGTGTCACTGTCTGACATGAAGCCGTCGGAGACATCTTTCGCTCCGGTTACGGCAAGTGCTTCGGTGACTGTTACGGCACCTGCGCCCGGTACGGCGGATCATCCGACGTACCCGGTGTACATGCTTAAAAGTGCCGAACTTGTGGCGAATTACGGCGAGCTTGATAAAACCCGCCTGCATAACCCGGATGTCGAGATCGAAAAAGATGCCGGCACGGACGGAATTGTCTATACTGCAACGGACTGTGTGAACATAAAAGTGCGTCTGTCCTCGTCATCGAATACAGCCGATTTCAGGGTAACTTACCGTATAAGGAAATACGGTTTCGTTTTGTCCGATACCCTTCCCGTTTTAAACAATCCCGTAGCGAGGGACTGGGAGAGTAACGAAAGCTTTACAGTCGATTTGTCGGGAGGTGACTTTGCAAGTCTGCCGGGGAATGCGTGGGAATCCGACGGCATTTATCTGTCACCAGGTGAAAAGATATACATCGAGGCGAATTTGTCATCAGCGGTTACCGGCGCCAGGATTTCAACGCGGATGCAGATTGTTTTCGATGCGGATGACAATAAGGTTCCCGCCGGTGGGGTTATAGACCCCAACATAAACCTGGACTTTAAAAACCAGCTTGAAATCGTCAAACTCTTTGTCCAGTTGCACGGGTTGACCGTGCAGGTCGATTCGGATAATAAGGTCGTTTATATGTATCCGTTCGGTGACCTTGTGGAAAGGGCGCGCACCGGCGTATGCGTGGACTGGTCGGATAAGGTCGGTGACACGGACGAAGCGGAAACGGCCTTCACATTTGACGGTTATATGCAGCGTAACGAAATCAGGTATAAGAAAAACGATTTCCAGGATTACCAGGATGTCGAGGCGCTCAGGACTAATAACGCGAATATCGAATCGACGCGTGTCATGCTTGATTTGCTGCCTTTATCCTCACAGAACAGAAGGGTCAATAATCCGGTAACCCGTCCGTTTATTCTGTCACAGCTGTATAATATCCGTCCGCATTATACGATGGATAAGGAGGAAGCCGTTTACTATCGGGCATTCGATAATAACAGAGACCCCGTATGGCCGCAAACGGCTGTCGCTGTCGGTGCGAGCCTTTTTAATCAGTGCCCCCTTTGGAAGTACCGGGCCGCAGGGATGCATATATGTGAAATGCAGCCTATGAAAGTGGATTCCGAAGAATTACGCATCGGTTACTTGCCGTACAATATGCAACCGCCGGGAACGGCCAAAAAGTTTCTGACCGGTGCGCAGGTTGCGACGTACCTTCCCGTGTCCCATTTCGTAAACGGCTATTATTCCGATTTGCAGAATCATGTACTGGATAAGGTGCGGATAGTAACCGATTATTTTTACCTGACACCCGAAGACGTGGCAAAACTCGATTTGTTTACGCCCGTGTATGTCGCGAAGTACGGACAGTATTTCTACATACAGAAAATAGATAATTATAACGCAGAGAGAATAACAAAAGTCACCTTAATAACCATTAATTTATAATTCTTATGGGAAGCAACGATGTTGACATATTACTGAACGTCGATATTGCCGCAGCGCAGACGTTTAAGGACTTAACCGAATTGAAAGCGAAAACTGCTGAATTACGTGAACAACAAAAACAGCTTAACACCACAACGGCAGAAGGCCAGGCTGAATTCGACAGGTTGAACATACAGATAAAAGCGAATAACAAGACGATCCAGCAATACGAAAAGCAGATCGTCAATGCTATGACGCAGGAAAAATCACAGAACGGATCGATCAAATCCCTGCGCGCTGAACTTTCTAATGCGAAGGCCGCCTATGCCGAATTGTCAAAAGAGGAGCGTGAAAGCGCGAAGGGGCGGGGATTGCTCGATAAGACAGCAGCACTGAATGCTGAATTAAAGGAGCTTGAATCCGCATACGGTGACAATCAGCGTAAGGTCGGAGAGTACGAGAACGCCGGTAAGGCATTAGGCGAGCAACTGGGTAGCCTTACCGCGAAGTTGGAACAACTTGCGGCGCAGGGTATGCAGAATTCAGACACGTATCGGGAGCTGTTCGAAGAGGCGAAACGGTTTAAGGCCATTCAGGACGAAGTAAGCCAGAGCATTGACAACGCATCGAAAAATACGGCGGGTTTCAATGCCATACTGGAAGGCGCGCAGGCTGTCACCGCCGCGTACGGTACCTGGCAGTCCGTTACGGCGCTTATGGGAGTAGAGAACGAGGAACTGGATAAAACGATGCAGAAACTCGTTATCGTCATGGGAGCGCTGGAATCCCTTACGACATTGCAGGCGCTTGCACAAAAGCAGTCGAATGTGTACCGGATGGCGTCAAACCTTCTCCAAAAAATCGGTATCAAGCAGACACGCACCGAGGTTGCGGCGGTAACGGCCAACGCTGCCGCCGTCGCTGCGGTGGGTACGGCGGAAAACGCCACGACTGCCGCAAAGATTCGCGGTGTAGTCGCCACGAAAGCGGCGACCGCTGCGCAATGGTTGTGGAACGCGGCCATGTCCGCAAACCCTGTTGTTCTTCTGACGATGGCCGTTCTGGCGCTTATTGCAGGAGCTGCCGCCTTGGTAGGGTGGCTTAGCTCCGAATCGGAGGCGGCACGTGAATCAAAGCGGGCGCATGAAGAATTGACGGTAGTTCTCGAAGAGGAGCAGCGCTACCGGGAAAAACTGGAAAAGGAGATACAGAACAGTATCGAACGCAGGCAGGTTGACGCCCGTAGGGAAATCCTGGAACTGAAAAAGAAAGGGGCGTCGGAGGCAGAGATACTGAAAGCCCGGGAAAGGGCCGACATTGAACTTACAGCCCTGAAACAAAAGAATGCTTTTGTCCGCATTGATTCCATGAAGGCAGAACTGAATCAGACGGAGAAGACCCTCAAAAAGATGGAGAAGGAGAGGGCGGGGTTACGTGTGACTAGTGACAGGTACAAAGAGCTTACGGATAAGATAAAAGAACTCAAGGATGCAAGGGACGGACTTTACAGCAGCATCAGTGCCGAAGAGGTTCTGGTCGCAAGTCTGGAACAGGATAAGACGGAAATCGTTTACGAGGCGGAAAAGAAGCGCGCGGAGCTGAAAAAGACCGGCGCCGAGAATGCCGCCCGGGCAGCTAAGGAAAGGGCCGACGCTGCGATAGCCGAATATGAAAAGCGCTTGGATGCACAGAAACGGTTTAAAGAAGCATCCCTGAAAGCCGAAGCGGGTTACCAAAGCGATGACCTTAGCGTCAAACAGGAATATGAACGGAAACTTTTCTCTTTGAACCAGGAGACGGAAAAAGCAAAACTGGAGAACCTGCGGAAACATAAACGGATCACCGAGGACGAGTATAAACAGTCCCTCGATCTGATGCAGGTACAACTCGCGGAGTTTAATAACAACCAGACAAAGAACCTGGGTAGTTTCTTCGAAAGTGAACGCAAGGCGATTACCGGGATGCTGATGCAAACGCTCGATGAGGAAATAGCCGGTATCGAGGAGAAATACACCGATGCGGTGAAACGTCTGGAAGCGGTTAAACCGCCTGAAAAAATGAAGGGCGAAAGCTCCGAAGCATACGAAAAGCGTTTGGCCGAACATGAAAAATTTGTCCTGGAGCAGGCGAATATCGTTATCCGTTTGGAACGCCAGAAGAACAAGCAGATCGAGGAACTCCGTAAAAACGACCTTGAGGCAAGGGTGAAACAGATTGAGGACACCACGCGGGAAGCTTATGCGGACGAACTTCTGAAATACGAGAATAACGAGCGGGCGAAACTCGACATCACGGAAAAGATGCTGCGTGAGCAGGCCGCCGCAAAGAAAGCCATAGGGGTGGCGACAAATGAGGAAGAGGCAGAGCTGGAAAAGCTCGCATTACAACGCACGGCGCTAAATCTGAATCGTGACCTGCTACTGGCGGGGGATAATGCGAAGGCGAAATATGAGGCGAAGGTGAAAGCGCTAAACGAAGAGAGGGAGATACATGCGGATAATGCCGACAAGCAGCTGGAAATCGATGTGAGATTAGCCGAAGCGGAACAGGAACTGATAGACGCCCGTCTCGAAAAATTTACCGAATGGCGCGATGCGGCTACCGGGCTGATGGATAGTTTCAGTTCCCTGGTATCCGGGGGGCTGGACCGTGAACTGCAAAAGGTGCAGGAAACATACGATAAGGAGGCCGAATTCCTTGCCGATATGTATGCGCAGCGTGTTTTTACCGAAGCGGAATATAACCGGGAGACATTGAAACTGGAAAAGAAGAAGGCGAAGGAGGAGGCAAAGATCGAACGTGAGCGGGCTATCCGGGAACGTGCGTCCAAAGTATTCTCCGTGGTGACTGATACGGCTATGGGTATCGTGAAAACCGCAGCTGCCACGCCCTTCCCGTTTAATATCCCGTTAATCGCCATGATGACCGCAACCGGTGCCCTGAACCTTGCAACTATCCTTGCCGAACCTTTGCCGAAAGCTGCCCGGGGCGGTATGATCAGTGGTCCTTCCCATGCGCAGGGCGGCACAATTATCGAGGCCGAAGGCGGCGAGGCTGTAATGACACGCCGTGCGGTATCGATGTTCGGCCCTTTGTTGTCGGCGATTAACGTCCTAGGCGGCGGTGTCCCCTTTGCGGCTCCTTTATCCGATGGCGGTTACATTCTCCGCTCCCATATACAGGGCGGTGCGACAGCCGGTGAAATTGCGGAGGCGCTTGGAAGGGTACAAATCGTTACACTGGTGGAAGACATCAATCGGGAACAACAAAAAATGGCCGAAATTCAGTCATCAGGGGCGGTATAGCGCGGAACTTGCATAACTTCCCCCGCTTACCTACCCCATAGTACCCGAATACCGCCTATTTTCACCGCAAAATTCAGAAATATGGCATTACGGATTAAATTATACGGTGAAATTGACCCCGGTACGGCTTTCCTTTTGGGGCCCAGCGGTGAGGAAACGGCATGTTCTGCCGAAGCGGTGCAGGATATGTTGAACGAGAACCCGGACGAAAAGGATGTTTATATCGACATCCATTCGCCCGGCGGTTCCATGCATGAGGGTTTTGCGATTTACGACGTGCTTCGTACATCTGGTCGCAACATACATACGAATATTGTCGGCGCGTGTCATTCCATGGCCGTAACGGTGTTGCTTGCCGCGCCCCTGAAATGGAGGTCGGCAAATCCGAACATCCGTTCGCTGATTCATAGAGCCCGTACATATCCGGGGGACTACTGCACGGAAGAAGAACTGCGCCAGTTGGCCGATGATACCCGCAGGGAAGAGGACGAAATGATAAAAATCTATGTGCAGCGCACGAAATTAACCGAGCGCAAGGCGCGTGAACTTATCGCCGCTGAAAAGGTGCACACCGCGCAGGACCTTTTGGAGATGGGCTTTATCAGCACTATAAATCAATACACATCAAATAAATTAAATATTAACCAAAAAAGTAAAGCAATGGCACAGAAACCAGCAAAACAGAAACCGGCGCAAAAGCCGGCGACACAGAAAAATGAAGGCGCGTCTTTATTGGATCGTATCGGAACATTTTTCACCAATGCAGCGAAAGTTCTTTCCCCCGTGAATTTCGATTATGAGGACGAGGAAGGCAACTTGCTTTTCTCAACCGCTTCGGAGAGTGACGATTTGGAGGTCGGAACAGAGGTAACGTTCCCCGATGACACAACGGGAGGCACATTTACACTACCTGACGGGCGCATCGTAACGATTGAGGATTTGATCGTAACCGACATTCAAACCGAATCGGAAGAAACCGCGAACCTGCGAACCGAGAACGAACAGCTCCGTGAACAGCTGGCCGAGGCGGTGAACCTGATCGAAGAGATGAGAGGGCAGATCGGATCGAACTACCAGCCCCAGAACCGCACGACGGTAAAGGCTACGACTGCAACCCGTACAGTCCGGAAGAATACTACGAGTGCAACATCAAAGGAAGACATCAAAAACGAAATCAAAGAGAATCATTCGAAGGGTTTCGCTTTCCGTGGAATTCACGCACGTAAGTGATTCGGGAGATAAATTATTTACTAACACTTAAAATTAGAGAGATATGCCAATTTTAGACATGACCCGTTTCGTCTTTAACGGCGACGTACTTCGTTCGGTGTCCGAACTCGTTTTCGACGAGGTGGTCAAAGGGCCGGACTTGAATATGATTCATACGGTCTATCCGAACATTGTCACGCAAACACAGATCGGCTTCATAGGCAAAGGCGGACTGGTAGGCGTGAAAAACCAGGGATGCGACCCCACACCGCAGGACTGGTCGGTAGGAACGCGCGACGTGAAATTTGATCCCGTAGCATGGGAGATCCTTATCGCGGCTTGCTGGACCGAACTTGAAGCGTCTGCGGCGGTTTACTCCCTGCATAAGGGTGTCAACATTGCGGACTTTAGCGATACCGACTACATGACTATCCTTATGGAGGTACTTACAAACTCCATGAACGAATTCATGTACCGTTTTATCTGGTTCTCCGATGTGGATGCGGCGAACATCGCGGACGGTGGCGAGATAACCGACGGTGTCGCCGTCAAGTATTTTAATATCCTTGACGGCTTATTCAAGCAGATGGACGTACAGATCGGTGTGAACCCGAAACAGCACGTCCCTATCGCTGAAAACGCCGGTGCGGATTATGACGCGCAAATCGTTGCCGCTGACAAAGCGGTGGGGTATCTGCGCAAAGCATACCGCGCCGCACCTATCGCGCTGCGAAACCTGCGTAATAAATTCTACCTGGTGACACAGGGAATTTACGACGCTTATGTGGAATCCCTGCAAAGCGCGTGTTGCCTGGAAACTACCTACCAGAACCTTGTTAACGGTATGACTACCGTATCGTTTAACGGCATCCCGTTAATCGCGATGACTATCTGGGACGAGATTATCGCATCGTACTATAACGACGAGGCCAAAAACCGTTATATTAACCCGAACCGTATCGTATTGACCGCTCCGGAAGTTCTTGCGGTAGGTGTGGATGACCCGAACGCATTCGATTCGGTGAAGTCCTGGTACAACCCCGATGAACGTAAAGTGAAGATCGAGGCGATGGGTAAGGGCGATGTGAAACTGGCTAACCCGGCATTATTCGTTTACGGGGTCTGACCCCGTAGGCGGATGCCTTTTGTTGAACGCTTTAAATATATCAATCAATGGATTGCGTTACAGAATTAACAAATGTCATTGCAGCTGACTGCAATAACCCGGCAGTAGCCGGAACATTCGGTGAGGTGGTGTTGGTTCCGTTTGATGCGGTTGATCGTGCGGCCTCGAGGGTTGAGAACAACGTTATTTCCGAGTTGGTGCTGAAAAACGGAAAGAAAGGGTATATGTTCAGCACTTTCGATAACTCCGTTTTAGGTGCCGTTTCCCTGAACTCCGGAACATACCGCAACAACCTGCAACACGATTTGACACTCCGTATCTTCGTTAAGTCCGAGAATACGAAGCATTTCGTAAACACCTTCGTAAACGCCCGCGTGGTTGCGGTTGTGAAGAACAAGGAAGCCGGGGGGAAAGGGGAAACAATGTACGAGGCGTACGGTTATGACGCAGGGCTCGTTCTGAATACCCTGAACAGTGACACGTCGATGGCCGACGGTGTCGTTTACGAGCTGGTTATCGGAAACGACGAGACTTCGAAAGAGAAATCCGTCCCTAAATCTGTTTGGGCCGGAAGCCTGGCGGACACCGAAACCATGTTAGGGACCTTAACTGCCTGAGGTATGTTAGAGAGATTAACCGCATTACAGGAACGTGGCCGCCCGCTTATTAATAAAGGCAGGGTGGCTGCATCTGAAATAATGGCCGATGAAGCACTGAAACGGGAAATCGACGTGCTGTACCGCCATTTTTATGGCCGGGCCGTAACTGGTTGCAAGAACTGTTATTGCGATGCCCTGGTCGAGTTATGTAACATTAATAAAACTACTGCAATGAATAAGACGGAATTATTTGTCGTGCGTCGCGGCAAGGTGTTGAAGGACACGGTAAACAACGACGCCCGTTTGAACCTCGTCAGGGGGAACGAAACGGAAGAACTCGCACTGTATCATTTGTACACGAACCCCGGTTCGCGAAAATTCTTTGAGAAGCTCCCCGATGACGGCCCGCTGGGCGAAATGCTCGCCAGGTATGGCGAAAAATACGAGGCGGAGCGTAACAAGGAGTACGGAACGGACACGGGCAGAACCGAAGCGGATAAGATGCTGAATGATGCGAAGACCGAGGCGGAAAACATTATTACCGGAGCCCGGAAGGAAGCGGAGAATATTATCGCCGAAGCGGAAAAAAACGCAAAGGAAATCATCGAGGGGGCAAAGCAGGCCGTAAGTCCGCCGGAAGATGCCGCGAAAACCGAAGGTGAAGCGGATGCGCCGAAAGCCGACACCAATAAGAGAGATAAGAGAGCTTCGAACACTACTTCGGATCCTATTTTGAAATAAAGAAGCTTAGTTATAACCATAGAGCCGGAGCGGTGAGGAATACAGACCCGCCGCTCCGGTTGCATTTAATACCGGTTACATGTTATGAAAGTCGCAAAAATACAATCCTCACCATCCTTTCGGGTGAAGAATAATAAAGCCCTGGGAATTCAAAACTACGATTCGGGAAACGATTATCCGCAGAAGGTGGAGGAAATCGTACGGGCGTCGGGTACGGGACTGTCCTGCGTCCGTATCTACGCTAAATTTATCTATGGGCACGGTTTCAACGACCCGGTAACTGCGGAAGTGCTTGCGAACCGACGCGGCGAAACACTGGACTACATCCTTAAACGGGTCTGCCGAGATTATGCCGTGTATGGAGGCTTTGCCGTGCACGTCAATTATAACGCGAATTACCGCATCACCGAAATGTATCATGTTCCTTTTGAACATTGCCGGTTCGAAGCACGGGACCGTGATACCGGACTTTTTGACCGGATCGGGGTTTATGATGACTGGACGCATCGGGATGCTGACCGGAAAGCCGTTAAAAAGGAAAATATCGATTTCATACACTTTTTCAATCCGGACCCGGCTGTCATCGAGGCGCAGGTCGAGGCGGCGCGTCTGGAAGCCGATCCGGAATCCCCTTCCGGGTGGCCTTTCTACAAAGGGCAGATTTACTATTTTTCCAATGCGGGGGAGAAGGAATATCCGGCACCGGTGTTTGAAGCGGAACTGACGAACATGCGTTCGGAGGAAGGTATCGACAATGTGGTAGGCCGTAACGTTACCTGTAATTTTCTTCCCGGCGTAATGATAGCCGACATCAACAACGAACCGGAGAGTGCCGAACAGTTCGAGGACTTGCAGAACGAATTCCGGGCGTATCAGGGGGACGAGAATGCGAATAACATATTTCTGGTGCAAGTCAAGTCAAAAGAAGAGGTACCCATAAAGGTGGATTTGCAGGGGCAGAACTACGACAAGGAATTTACCGTATCGCAGGCATACCTGCCCGATGCCATCGGAAGAGGCTTCAACCAGCCGCCCATACTCCGCGCCCAGGACGTTAATACGGGTTTCAGTACAAACGAGATGGTGAACGCATATAAATACTATAATGCGCAGACGGAAGACGAACGGCAGGATGTGCAGATGGTATTTTCCCGTCTGTTCCGATATTGGCGCCTGCCCGGTGAATTGAAAGACGTGCGCATCGCCCCGCTGTCCTATAACGTCGGGGTATCGAAGTTCGAGGAGCTGGGTACCGATGTGGCAAGGGACGTAATTAACATGCTTGGTAATGTTGACCTGACCCCTGCACAAAAGAATAAAGCCTTAATCCTTATCTACGGGTTCAGTCCGGAGGAAGCGGCCAACCTGGTAAACGGCACTGTTACCGAGGGGGGGGGAAATTAAGGGACATTCCCGTCGAGTTGTTGAAAGATCTCACAACGAATGAACGCAGGCGACTGTTAGGATTCAGTCCGACCCCGGACAACCAAAGCAGCGAACAGCTGTTGGCCGAAAAATTGGGTGTAGGTGGTACGCAGTCCCTTGTCGCGATTGTATCAGACCCGAATCTTACATCGTCCCAGAAACAGGAATTATTAATAACGCTTTTCAGTTTTACACCTGAACAGGCGGCAAAAATACTGGAATAACAATGATTGCAAAAATAAAAGATGTGCAGGCGGTCCGTTCCGTTGCGATTAATGTCGCCCCCGAAGTCATCGAGCCTTTTATCGAGGATGTGGAAAAGCAGGACATTATCCCGGCAATAGGTGCCGAATTATATTTTGCGGTGGAAGCGGATCCAGAAAACGAAATGTACCGCGATCTCTTATATGGGGGCACGTATAAGGATTGTTCGCAAAACCTTTGCTACTTACGCGGACTGATTACCGCCGTGGCATACCTCGCATACTCGCGGCTATTGATTTTCGGGGACATACAATATACGGCCTTCGGTTCGGTGCTGAAGAGTTCGCAGTATTCGCAGAAACCCGATGAAGCGGAAAAAATACGGGCTGCCGACGCAGCCAGGAAAATGGGGCTTGCGATACTGAAGGATGTCGCTAAATACATAGATTTTAAATTCAAGGGGCAGGAACATACACCGACACGCGTTTCCCGCCCTAAATTCATATCAATAAAGAAAGAAAGGCTATGACCGAATTTATCAATGCCGTGGCCGCCATAGCTGCCGGGGTATTTGGCGCGGGGTGGGGTATTCAGTTCCTATACTACCGTTCCGAGAAACGGAAACGTGAGGCTGAAACACGTCGGCATGAAGCTGAAACACGGATTATCGAACTTAATGCGGACGCTAAAGAGAACGCATACTGGGATGAGGAGCTGAAACAGGCGTACGAACGTATCACCCACCTGCAAAATATAGTGAACAGGGAGCGGGAAAAGTGGGAGGCTTTGGCCGTTGAAATGTCCGACCTGAAAATGAAGCTGTTAAAAGAGAAAGAGGCCAGAGAACTGGCAGAATATAACATGTGTACACGCAGGGGGTGCGATAAACGCTGCCCGCCGCGAATTAAAAAGGAGGTAGAAAATGAAAATGTTACTGATTAGGCGGTATCGTGCGCCTGAATACACGATTGGAACACTGTTTATCGACGGTGTCCGTTTCTGTGATACGCTGGAAGATACAGACCGGGATCTGAACCGTAACGGGAAACTGGACGGTCCGGGAGAAAGCAAGGTGATGCACGCTACGGCTATACCGTACGGCACTTATAAAGTGATTTTAAACCGTTCGCCCCGTTTCGGGCGTGACCTTCCCCGCCTTATGGACGTTCCGCATTTCGAAGGAATACTGATACACCGGGGAAACACCCCCGATGATACATCAGGCTGTATTCTGGTCGGGGAAAACAAGGTGAAAGGAAAGGTGTTGAACTCGACACCGTACGAAAACGAACTGGTGGCCCGGATGCGTGCGGCAATCGCTGCGGGCGAGGCCGTCGAAATAACGATTGAATAGTATGGCCCTTAAAAGAATAACGGCATTTCTTGTTCTCCTGGCGGCGTTCTTTTGGCTTGGCTGGCTGATAGGACGCCGCAACGGTAAAAATGCCATAGAGACGATAAAACCTGCGGTACTGACCGGTTTTGTTCCCGCTGTTGAGGTGGAAAAAGGGCTGGAAGAGGTGAAGCCTGATACCGTATTCGTGCCGAAAGCAGGGAAGGCGGAAGAACCTCCGAAGCTTGTACCGGTGGATGAAACAGAACCGGGACCGGAACGCACCGAAGCGGTAACAGCCGCGCTTCTGGACTGGAATACACGGCGCATTTATTCGGGAACATTGTTTGATGATCCCACCAGGGGGAAAGTTACATATTCGTTTCCGGTGCAGTTCAACAAGGCGGGACAAATAGAATACAGCTACGAGCCCGCCCCGCTACCGGTACCCAAGCAACGTAAACGGATGCGTCTTGTAATAGGCGGGGAATACTATACAAACGGGCAGTATTCATTCGGTGCAGGTGTGCAGTATGGCGTGTTCGGTGTGAACGCCCGGATACTGAAACCGGAGAAAACTTTGGCGGGATCCGGTTATGCGTTGGGGGTCGGTGTACAGTTCGTTTTTTAGGTAAAATGCTATTTCCTATAAAAATAACTCCCGGAATATTTGCATTATGATAGTAAAATTACTATCTTTGCAGAGTAATAATTAAACAAAGCGTACAATGAAGTATTCGGAAATTGAACGAAAAGTTGCTAAAGCCGGTTGTTATTATCTCCGGGACGGCAAGAAACACCCGATTTGGTTTTCGCCTATAACGGGAAAGGAATTTCAGCTGAGCCACCACAAAAGTGAGGAAGCAAAATTCGGGACATTAAAAAGCATCAGCAGGGATTCAGGGGTTAAACTTTAACCCCTCCCTTTCACCTAAACATAAAAGAGATATGAAAGCAATAGCAGGCATTGAAAGAGGTATTGACGGTACTTATAGCATATATATCGAAAGCGATAACGTACCTTTTGGAGCCATCGGTGACGGTAAAACCGTAACCGAAGCGATAGCGGATTTTAATAATTCGATTGAAGAAATGAAAGCGTACTATGCGGAAGAAGGCAAAAAGTTTCCGGATATAGAATTTGAATTTAAGTACGATGTTCCTTCCTTTTTGCAATATTATGCCTATGCGTTTACGCTGGCCGGATTGGAACGTATTACGGGTGTGAACCAAAAGCAATTGGGGCACTATATTAACGGTGTGAGAAAGCCCAGCGATGCCACAATCCGGAAAATTGAAGATCGTATTCATGCTTTCGGGAAAGAAATAGCATCCGTCAGCTTTGTTTAATTATTACAGATCGGACTTAGCGACGGGGGCCCTACCTTTTGGTAGGGCTTTTTCATGCAATAGTAGTCAAATAGTTGGCAAAAGATTTTTAAAAATACACTTAAATGCCTGATAATCAGAGATAGAATAAGAAATTCCTAAACATTAGATAGGGGTTCGATTCTCCTCGGGGCTACAATGATAGAAACGCAGTTAATCAATAGCGATTAACTGCGTTTTTTGTTTGGATCCACTTTCCTTTTTGTGATGACGGACTGGATGTGATTTATACCTTATTATATATAGCCGATTTATATTGATGTGTGTCGTGTTCTACAATACAAGGATATTCTCAGTTTGGAGATTTTTCAACTTTTCAAATGATAATAAGGATGATACATATCATTCCTTAGATTCGATACCCGATTATGATATGCTATTTATTCATTTTATGTTAATTCAGCTCTTATCTATAATTCTAATTCATCTATTTTCTTTTTTATTTGTTATAGGGACGTTGAGAATTTCTATTTTTGCATTTTATATTTAATATAATGAATCTATAAATAATAATTTATTTTGGAGAAGAAAATTGGAAAGTTAAGTATCAGGGTGTTGTTGAATACCCATCGTAGAAATGATTGTGAGATTTATCCTCTGATTATCCGTGTGGTTTATCACAGGCGTAAAAGTGAGTATTCTCTTGGGTGGAAGATTCATACTTCTAATTTCTCTGCAGATCGTGAGCGTGTTGTCTATTCATCAACCGGTAATCTTAAGCGCAAGGATCTGGGACTTATCAATGATGCCATTTCTCAGGAGCGTGAACGATTGCTGAAGATTTTTGCTTTTCTTCAACAGAATATGCCGGGGTTCAGCTTATCTCAGTTGATGGATAAGTATCGTATGGAGCGCAATTTGCGTTATGTCGATGCTTTTATTGTGCGTGAGATAGAGAGGCTTCGGCAGGAGGGGCGTTCTGGTACTGCCGGCCTG